CCCAGCCGATCCACTCACCCGCCCCGTCGCGCATCAGGCACCGGCCTTGCGGAGGTGCGCCGCCAGGCCGTCCCGGACGGTCAGCTCTTGCCCACTGTCGTTCTTGCCCATCGATGAGGCCGGTCCCCAGATGTTGGGGCCGAGCTGTTGCTTGATCCAGCGCACGCCGTCGAGCAGTTCGTGTTGCTCGGCGGGCGTGAGGTCGTCGAGTGTGGGCATGGGTTCCTCCGGTGTGGTTGGGGTGGTGTTGAATTCGCCGTTCATGGCCTTGGTGATCTCGCCGCGGAACCAGTCCATGTCGAGGTTTCCGGGGTCCCATTTGCCCTGCCGGAAGCCGGCGGGCCCGAATTTCGCCCACTCCTCGTGCGAGATGTTGTGGGACGCATCGACACCCAGATATGCCGAGATCGCGGCGCCGGTGTCGCGCATGGCGACAATCTGGGCGTCTGGCCAACGCTCCCGCGTCTGGGTCGCTTCGGTGAGCGAGGCGTCGGACGGCCAGGCGCATTCGATGCCGATGGTCAGGCCGTTGGCGTTGTCTGTCGGCAGCCCGGTCCAGGAGCCGCGGCCGGCGTGGTTGCACGGGCCGACGGCGACGATGGTCACGGTGCCGTCCGGTGCGATGTGCAGCTGGGCCAGCGGGCCGGCCAGGTCGGGGCGACCGTTGCGGATGGACTGTGCGGACTCTCGGGCGTTGCCGGTGTGGTGCCAGATGACGCCCCAGATGCGGCCCATGGTTCCGCCGACACCGGCGTCCTTCCAGCCGGGCAGGGTTTTGAGCCGGTCGCCGAGGGCGGGGCGGAGGACGTCTTCAAGCCAGGTGGGGTCGCCGGTGGGCGGGGTTTTGGCGGGCATGGGGTTCGCCTTTCGTAGGTAGCGGCGGGCATTGCGGTAGGGGCCGGCGGCGTCGATGGGAACTTCGGCGACGGGCCGGCCCGCGGTGGATGCGTGGATGACTTGGCCAGCACCGGCATAGATGCCGACGTGGCTGGCGTTCGGGTAGTAGGCGATGACGTCGCCGGGCTGAAGGTCCGCGCGAGCGACCGCGACACCGCCGTCGGCTTGCTGCTGGCTGGTGCGCGGCACAGCGATCCCGGCCCGGGCGAACGCCCAGACCACCAGGCCCGAGCAGTCGAAGCGGTCCGGACCGACCGCACCCCACGCGTACGGGCTGCCGATCCGGGTGCGGGCCGCCGCGACGACGTCCGTGGGCTGGTCGGCGTTAGCCATCGGCGCGGCGAAGAGCCACGCGGTGATGGCCAGCGCGGCGAACGCGCGCACCATTCCGGTCTCCGTCGAGGTCGGCCAGGGCGCAGTCGGCCATCGTGGCCAGGGCAGCAAAAAGGCCCGCCGCAGCGAGCCCAATCAGTACCCCGGCCACCATGGCCGCCAGATATCTCACGGCATTTCGTCCAACCCAGGCGGATACTGCGCGGTGAAGAACGTGCCATCGCAGAGTTCGACAGCCAGGTCGCACATCGCTTGGAGAGCGGCCGGCCGATCCGCTGCCGTCCGATCCGGCTGCCCATCCGCAGCGATCGTCCACACCCCATCAGCACGGCTAGCCGTGACCATCGTCGCGCCGTCGGCGTTGTCCACCAGCGTCATCAGATCACTGTTGAGGGCCACGATCTGGCCCTTCGTACGTACCTGGAACATCAGCCCATCACCCCATCACCGTCGGAGTGACGTCGATAGACCCGTTGGTGCCGGCCACGATGACGTCGCCACCCGCGAACCGGTCGGAGCCAGCGAACGTGCCCGACGACACCGCCGACCAGATCCCGCCGCCCTTGATGGTGCCCGCGGCAACCGGAATGTTCACCTCGGAGCCGGTGTAGACGAACCTGCCCAGGCCAGAGTTCCAGGCGCCGGCATTCCAGGTGGTCTGCTTGCGGGTGATCCCGGCGGCCTCATCGCTGCCGGTGATCTGGGTGGAGCCAGCGTCAGTGTGCAGGCTGATGTAGGCGCCAATGTTCTTGACTGCCGTAGCCGACGCTTGGTGTGTTGCGTTGGGTAGTCCCATGATTGGGCATTCCTTTCCTGTGTTACCTGAATTCGAGAATGGTGGAACCGAACCCGCCGGTACCGCCGCTGCCGCTGCCGTTTCGGCCGCCACCGCCGCCACCGCCGCCACCGGCACCGCCGCCGTTACCGCCGTTGCCCTGCGAGGTGGTAGTGCATCCGCCGCCACCGCCGCCTGTGCCCGGGGTTGTTGCGCCGGAACCGTCGCTCTGGCCGGCGGTGCCGGTGCCGCTGCTGCCTCCGGGGCCGCCGACCTTGCTCGGGACGGCACCGCCGTCGCCGCCGCTGTAGCCGCCGGAGATTCCACCGCCTGCACCTCCGCCGCCACCGGGGCTGGCGCCGCCGTTGTTGTCCGCGGCGTCCGACGCGCTGGAGCCCTTGGTCCCGGCGGTGCCCGCGGTCCCGTTAACGGTGGTTGCCCCAGAGACGTTGGTAGACGCAGTTCCGCCAGAACCGGCCGCGCCGACGACACCGCTGGAGGTACCCGTCCCGCCACCGTTGCCGCCGTTAGCGCGAGCTGTCACCGAGCCGGAGGTGAACACCGCGGCTGTGCCGGCGCCGGAGGTGTTCGCGGTGAACGCTGCGGTGACGGAGTACGTCGAGCCGAGCAGGCCGACGGATTGCCAGCCTGTATCGACGTAGCCGCCACCACCGCCACCACCGCCACCACAGGCGTTGGAGTTGAACGCGGCACCGAATCCATCACCACCGGCACCGCCTTGGCCCCGGCCGCGGAAGCGCCACTCTGTTGCGCCTTCGGGCACAGCCTGATTGGTGCGGGCGGTGTTCGTCTCGGTGATCGGCGTGAAGCCCGACTTGAACGTCCCAGCCATTCCGATCGCCGGCGGCACGTCGAGACCGAACGCCGCGGACTTGTAGTGCTCCTTGCCGGCCATCCCGATCGCCGGAGACACATCGATTCCGAACGTTTGGCGGTAGTGCAGTCCGTCGTTGGACATCCCGATGGCTGGCGGGACGTCCAGGCCGAACGCCGCGGCGTAGTGCTCGACGCCGATCATCCCGATCGCCGGCGGGACGTCCAGGGCGAAGTCCGCGAGGATCTTGTACGACACCTCGCCGGACACCCCAATGGCCGGTGGAACGTCCAGGCCGAAGGTTGCGCTGTACCGCTCGCGTGCCACCATCCCGATCGCCGGCGGAACGTCCAGGCCGAAGGCGGCCGGGGCGTGCGATCCGCCCACGACACCGATGCTCGGTGGCACGTCGAGACCGAACGCCGCGGTGGAAGTGCTGCCCGTCGCCGTCATGCCGATGCTCGGTGGCACGTCGAGACCGAACGCCGCCCGGTTCAGGGCTACGGGGGTGAATCCGAGCGCGGGCGGGACGTCGAGTGCGAAGCGGGCGTGAACCTCTTCCCACCAGCCGGTGACAGCAGCCATCAGGCGCCTTCGGGAACCTCGTCCAGCACGAGCACCTGCCCGTAAGAGACCACCATCCACTGACCCATTCGGGCGCTGACGTGCTTCCCGTCGCCGTTGTTGACCAGGTCCAGCACCCACTCTGCCGGTACCGGCTCGTCGTCGACAGGCGCATGCCGCGACACATGGACACCACCACGCCAGGCACTATCCGCTGGGCTGGTGTACTCCAACAGCACCGCCAGCAGCTTCTCGGGGGCGTCCAGGTGGTAGGGCTCGGCGAGCAGGCTCATGGTCGGTATTGCTCCTATCGTGCGCTGAGTTCGACGGCGACACCGGAGAAAATGCGTCGCTCGGTGCCAGCGTTGGTGCTGGCAGAGAAGTTGATCGCCGACGGCCCGCCCAGGGCTTCACCCACGACTTTGCGCATGGAATACGTTGCCCCAACTGGGTTATTCCCTGAGCAATTGGCATTCGCCCGGGTTGTCTGGTTGTAACCCGAAAGCGTGGCGATTGGCGCGGTAGCCACGTAAATCGTGAAGTCCTGGACCAGGACCCGTTTGTCGGCCGACAAGATTGACTGGGACAGCGAGTTTCCGTTGGTGTAGGTGCCCATCACCGCCGACGTTGTTGCGGCGTCCCGGTATGCGACTGAGTTTGCAGTCGCCAGCTGAACGTTGTTGGCGCCGCCGGAGTCATTGGCGGTGCAGTGGAACGTGACCGTCTTCGATCCGGACGGGGGGCTGTTCAGTTCAAAGACAACGGTGTTCGTGTATTCGGTTCCGCCGCTGGAAGCCGACCAGTAATTGCCCACCTCTGCCATTGGCACGCCGCCGTATGTGGCGCTCCACGAGTAATTTCCGGTGCCCGTTTGGAACGTGGCGAACACTAGAACTTTGGTTGCCGCGCTGGTCGCGTTGTGCGTCCACGACAGATTGATCTCTTTGTTCGCAGATAGGGGAAGAATTGCCTTGCCGTCTCCCGTGCCAGCGGAGTCGAATGACGGTGTGGCGGTGGGAACGTCGATCCTGCTGTATAGATCGTCGATGCTGGAGTTGATCCCGACCAGATTGGTGTTGATCTGCGTGGTCTGAGCACCTACCGCATTCGCATTGTTCTGGGCGGCGGACGCAGTCGAGCTGGCGGTGTTGGCCGTATCTCCGATGGCGTTGACCACGCCGGCCGTCATCGCAGCTGCCGACCCCGGCTGCGCCGTAGTCGAGGTGGACGGGTCCCGGTCCACCGTGCTACTCCCCGTCAACCCGCTGGCCACGCGACGGTACTGCCCGGTCGGGGACTGGCGACGGTACAGGCTGATCGTGTGCCCGGCCGGCGGGGCCGACAACCATGGCACCGTCACCTGCGCCTTGGGCCACAACGGGTTCGCTGGAGCGATGTAGACCGCGGCTTCGTTCGACGGCGCAGACTCCTTGCCGCTGGCCGTGTTGACCACCGTGGCGACGTAGTACAAGTTGGTGCTTTGCGGCACCGACGTCGACCCGGAAACCTGCACGCTCGGCCACAACAGGAGCGGCGCCGCCGGAATAGTCGGGTCCAACTGCGATGGCAGATCGCCGGTCGAGATCCCGAACGCGTTGAGAATGTCGGCGATCCACGCCGGTGGAGCTCCACCCAGATTCGTGAAGCCCCCAGTCGGCAGATCCTCAGCATCCGGTGGGTCCGGCACCCACACCCACGCTGTGTTGAGGTGGCCCCAACCAGCCTGCCCTAGCAGCCAGTTGATGGACCGCCGGGTGAAGTCGCTCAGGTCCGTCACGCCCGACTGATTCGCCAACGCCTCCTTGTTGGCGGCGAACAGGTTGTTCCACCAGGCGACACTGTCGGCGGTGTGCGACTCCAAGCCGAACAGGCCCATCAGGTCATCCCAGGCCTCTGCCCGGTCGAGGTTGTTGTGGTCGAACGGGTTGAAGATGATGTCCAGCTCGCCCTTAACGGCCACCATGTCCGGATGCAGGTTCAGGGTCGTGGGTGGGATCACCTGTTGAAACAGCTTGGTCCAGATCGAATTGCGGTTGAGGATGATCTGGTTGTCGGTCTGCTCCAGGCCGAGGATGTCCAGGAAGCCCTCCCACGCGATCGCCCACTCGTCGGGGTCGAAGAACGTGTCGATCGTCTTGAACGGCGACTGCATCTTCGCGAGATCAGCAACCAGCGCGTTCAGCCACTCGGTGGGGATTCCATTGCCGATGACTGGCATATTGGCGGCGTCAAACCAGATGTCGCCCGCGGTGGCGGTCTCATCGAGGACCAACCTCAGCACGACGGTGCAGTCCGTGGTGGCGGTCCAATCGCCGGTCAGCGTGGCGTCCTGCGCGCCGGCCGGTAGGCCGGTCCAGCCGGCCGCCGCGGCCCCACTGGACTCGCCGACTGATGCAATGTCGACGTACTGCGTGCCGGTGCCGTCCATCACCAGTAGCGATATCTGCATCGGCTTCGATCCGGCCGCCGCCGACAGGCCAGACCACGCCACCCGCGCACTGATGTCGTCGAGCTTGTCGCCAGCGTTCAGGTCATACGGGTTGGACCGCAGGGCGTGCACCTCGCCGTCTGCGGTGATGCGCACCGAGCCCGGCTGGTGATCTGTCGACAGCGTCCGGTAGACCGTGCCGTCCCACTGGAACTTGGAGCCCACAACCGAATCCGGGCCGTCGAACCCCGGATTCCAGAGAGCCTGTGCCGCGTTGTTGTTCAGCCAGGTAATAGGAATGCCGAACTGCCCATAGAGGTTTGCCGCGTTCAGCGGCGAGTCCGCACCCAGGAACAGTGAAACGATCCGTTGGATCGTCAGCAGTGTTTCGTCGTCTCCGTCGTAGGTTCCGCTGAAGGCCGCCAGCAGATCCACGAACTGGCCGACAACCGGCAACTCATGGATGAAGTCGAGCAGCAGCCCCGGCAGATCCTCCGGCCCGTTGATGTCCGCCGGGTCGGCCTGGGACACCAACGCATTGAATCCCGAAAACAGCTGCGTCAGAATGCCGAACGGCGACAGGTCCGACATCGGATTGCCGCCATTGGACGTGTCGAAGATGCTCGGCATCCGCTCAGCGGCCCGCGCCCGGTTCGCCGCCACCGAGGTATCTTGCGTCTTCGATTGCAGCGTTTCGAGGGTGAGCGCGCCGACCGGTAGGTTCGGGACGCCGCCCGGCGTTGTCACAGGCGAACCGCCCGCTGAGCCTTACGGAGCCGCTTCGGGCATGTCGGCGCGGTGGCCGTTCGCGTCACGACCGGCTCAGCCTCCGTGTGCCTCGGCGGGTCCGGCAGTTTCACCGACTCCTGCCGCACCCCGTCCGTGATCCACGCCGGCGCGTGCACCGCTTCCGGGTCGATGTGCTCGGTCTGGCGGACACCGAGTGCCACCAGCTGCGCGGCCAGGTCGCCGACGACCGGCTGAAGCATGTGCAAGGGCATCTCGGTGGCCGTCAGCAGGGCGGAAGCCAGGGCGCCGCCGATCGCCTTTGTCTGCCCTTCGATGTCGTCGGCCGCTGGGATCTTCTTTGGAATGACCGTCTCATCGATGACCTTGTCCGCCATCGCCTTCATGTCATCTGGGGTGCTCACCACAGTCCGATCTCCTGAAGTCCGCTCATGGCCTTGGCCATCAGCTCCGCCATGTGGGCAATCGCGTCCTTGCGCGGTTTGGTGTCCCCGAACTTCCCAGCTAGCGCCAGGCCCTTACCGGCACCCCAGTCGATCGCCAGCTCACGATTCCGACGCACGAACACCCGCGGCATCAGGAACTTTTGCGTTCCGCCGACACGGTCTCCGAGCCACCAATGCCCATATCCGTTGTCGCCGATCAGCCACGGGCTGGCGTTGGCCACCTGCAAGGTGAACGAGAGATCCGGGTCGGTCTCGCGCCGACGGGCGCGCAGATCCATCACCGACGCCGCGGTAAACGCCTGCGTCACGTTCGAACTGGTGGTTTCCAGGTAGTGGCCCCAGCCTTGGTCACGTACCCGTTGCAGCAACGGCACGCTCATGTGGGCGAGGATTGAGTCGCGGTAGATCGGGTTGAGGAAGCTGTCGATCGCGCCGCCGAGGGAGCCCACCGAGACGGTGAAGCCGACACCGAAGCTGATCGCGGCGCTGATGTTGTCGCCCAGCACGTCGCCGCCGTACTGGATTGCGCCACTGATCAATTCGTTCACGCCAGGCATCGACTGGCCGCCGACGGTGATCCGGCCAGCACCGCCCGGGGACCGAGAGAACTCCGACGTTTGGATGCCGGTGATATCGCCATCGCGATACACGACGTACGGGTGCTCAGGCAGCGAGCCGAGGATGCCGGGGAGCCGGTAGCCGCGTTCGTCGATCGTCTCCCCAGTGATCAGGTCGTAGCTGTCCTCGACGTGGTTGGACAGCACGCTGGCGATAGAGCGGGTCAGCCCGATCGCCAGGTTCCCGCCGATCGAAGTGCCCTTCCGGAATGCGGACTTGTCGACGATCTCGACTATCAGGGTTCCGTTGCGGAAGTTGGTGCCGGCACCGGGCCAGGGCTCGGGGTCGCCGGTAATGAACCGTCGAGTAACGAGCTGCAGTTCGGAGTCCTCCAGGATCGGCGCTGCCACATCGAGGAAGGCTGTGCGGATGCTGCCGACGACGATTGCCAGCGGGGCAATGGAGTCACCGAACGTGCGCGGCTTCACGACGATCTGCGATTCTTGCCAGATGTGCCCGAGCGCGTCCCAGATCTCACCCGAGGCCCACTTGGCCGGGTCCAGGATGGCCAGGATGTTGTCGACGCTGATGTTGGTGAGTTGCAGGCGCAGGAGGTTCGCGGCCAGGGTGATCAGCAGGGCATGGTCGGCCTGCATGTACAGCATCCATGCCTTGGGCTGCTGGATCAAACTCAAAGGGAGGAAAGGGTTTCCGGCCGTGTGGACGAACTTAAACTCCTCGATGTCGTCAAAGAAGTCGATGATCACTTCGTCGCCTTTGTCGCCGCGGACGATCGTGACGCCGTTCCGTGGTTTCATTCGGCCGCCGATACGGGCGCCCATCGTTTCGACGATGATGTGAATGTTGCTGGTGCCGCGGGCGTCCTCGTCGAGTGCCCAGAATGCGGCCCAGGTGCCGCGGCGGTCGTCGAGGTCGATGGGCAGTCGCAGTTGGATGGTGCCGGTCTGATTGACGATCAGATTCAGGCTGCCGGCGAGCTCGTTTGCGACGGTGCCGCGGTAGACCCAGTCACCGTCGTACAACTTGATGATGGGCCGGTCGTAGGCGCGTTCGATCCGGTACTCCCGCACCTCCCGCGCCCAGGCGGCGAACCCGGCGTGATCGGTGCCGGTGTACGGCTCGGCGAACCGTGCGACCGGCAGCTCACCCATCCGGACGGGCCGGTTGTAGGCCCCTTCTACGATGTAGCGCAGTGACCACGGCAGCCACCACGGGACGGTCGGCGCCCAAACGTAGGTGATGTTGCCAGCGGTGTAGGACGCGTTGCCGGGGTCGTCGATTCCGACGTTGTTGTAGTCGGGGTGAATGAAGTTGGCGCCATTGATGGCGTTCTGGGCGGCGAGGTCGGTGAGCAGCGACCACATGAACGCCATGACCTGGCCGAGATCGATATTGGTGAGGTTGGGGACCGTGATAGTGCTGGGCCAGTCCGTCCAGCCGTCATACTGGCGCTTGAAGTCGGTGACGGTGTACGGCGTGTTGGTCGGCGCGGCGATGGCTTCCTCAAACAGCACACCGCCGTAGCGCGACACACTGTTGCCCATCAGGATGAACTTCAGGCGCGCGGGGTCGATCGTGCTGGTGGGGCCTTTGACGCGCAGCCAGCGGCAGGCGACGACGGCGCCCAGCGAGTGCCCGAAGACGACCATGTCGCCGCTGGTGGTGTTGAGCAGGTTGTCGAGGGTGTCGACTGCGTCGAGCACTTCCTGGCCGCGCCAGTCGACCGTCCAGTTCTGGTAGTGGACCGGCACGACGGTGTTGCCGGCAGTGATCGACCCGCGCAGCATGCGGGCCACCTGGGAGGGGTCGCCGAATGCCCCGGCGAGGGTGAAGACGGTCGTCATTGCAGGGCCTGCGCTGCCACAAGCGCGTCGTACGCGTCAGCCGCGGCCAGCAGGTCCGCCGCCAGCTCGCGAGCGCCCGCACTGTCGCCGACGTAGAGCTCGCCGCCGCGGCCATCAGCAATGAGAGGATGCCGCTGGCTCTTGGGCAGTCGCTTCCCCGCGTCGTCATGGGTAGCCATGAAGACGGCCAGCTCGCCGAAAACCTGCCGTTCCATCGTCACGCTTCCAGCCCGGACTCTGCTGACCAGAATCGGCGCTGGTGCAGAGTGACTTTCGCGCCAGCAGGACCGTTGCACACGACCGGCATCATGATCGGCTCCTCAGCCGTGCCGGTGTACGGCGGCACCGGATACAGCGGCTCGACACCGTTGAACAGGCCAGCCGCATTCGACAGGTCGGCATTGACATAGGTGTCCATGAACGGGTCGGACATCACCGAAAGAAGCTGGGTCAGCTCCGGGGTGACGATCATCCGCGCCGCGTCCTGGCCGACCGCCCGCCCCCACTTGCGTTCCTGCCCGAACCCGAAATCCGGGAACTGCCAGGACATCGCAGGATCAAATTCCCATTCCAGCCAAAGCTTCTGGTCGGTCGGATTCCACACCTCAAACCAGCCGATGTTGTCCCCGGTCGACTTGACTTCGAACTTCGGCGGCGTGATGAACGGCCACGTCCCAGCGCCCACGAGGTCGGCACCCGATCCGGTAAGCATTCCCGGCACAGTGACAACGGCAACGTAAGCACCCACCGCACCGGTCACCGTGACATTGCCGGCACCCACCGAGGAAAGCGATTCCAAGGCCGACTGCACCGCCGCCAGGCTCGCATTCCACGCGACGACAGTGGTCTGCCCACCAAAGGTCAACGTGAACGTGCCCCCGCCAACATCTTTCAGGGTAATGGCGAAGCGGCTGTTCGGATTGACCCACTCTGCAACCGATTCCACGCCCTCATACATGGGATTGACCGCCAGAGCGGACACGACCGCGTGATACACGCCATCGATATCGGCGTCGAAGCCGTCTTCGGTGGTGTACGAGATCTCCTTGGCCAACCGCAGCATCAGCGAGCGCCGCCCCGACGGGCCGTCATAGTGGTAGCGGACCTTGTTGAAATTGCCCGGGGTACCCCACAAGCGTTGAAAGCGGGGCCGGCTTTCCGGCGTGAGCCAGAACGGCAAGATGAGTTCGCGGATTGGCACGGACTCGCCGACGATCCGGCCACCCTGCTCGAAAGCGCCCGACATGGTCCGCACGGTGAACCCGGTGGCGTACATGCCCTTTGGGTCGGTGTCCAGGACAATGTCGTCGTTCAGAAACTCATCGTTCGGTGCGGACACCACGACCGAATCGCCATTCGTGGATTCGAGGGTGATCGTTGCTACCGCCATCTAGTACCTCGACAGTTTCGCTGCATTCGCCTCGTCCTCTTTGCGCTGCGCAGCAACGAAGGCGTCTTCCACCGTCGCCGTGCGAATGTTGTACGTCGCCCCCGGTGGTCCTGGTTTCCGCCCGGACGCGGTGCCGTGCACGCCGTCGACGCCGACCGGCGGCGGGGCCATGGCCGGCGCCGCAGCGACCGGCGCGACACTCTGCTGGCTGCCGCCAAACAGGTTCCCCGCGCCCGCCACCGCGCCCCCAACCGATCCGCCGCCGAAGATCTTCTTGCCGTCGGCGCCGGAGACTGAGATGCCGCTGACGAGCTTGCCGATCCCCTGGAGCCAGCCGGGCGAATCACCGACGCCGAGCACCCCCAGTGCGGACGACACCTGGCCGCCGACAGCCGCGCCGGCGGCATCGCCGAGGAAGCTCAGATCGCTGCCGCTGTTTGTCGTCCCGACCCCACTACCGAGACCCGTGAGCCCGAATGACGACAACCCCGAGATCGAGGTCGGCACACTGGCGCCACCGCTCGATGCTGCGGCCGGCGCGACGTCCGACCCGGCAGGCGCCTGCTGGGCCGCGTCATCGGGCGCCGGGGCGGCAGCGTCGATATCGGCTTGCGCCGGCTTCAGCGATCCCCGCAGCCCGTTGATGATCCCCGTGCCAGAGAAGATGTGGACGTGGTCCATGTGGTTCTTCGTCGGGCTGCCACGGTCTTCCATGTCGTAGCCGCCGCCACCGGGGTAGGTCAGGTGCTGTTTCCAGATGACCCACTTCAGGTCGATCGCGTCCGCGTTGGCGAGCGCGAAATCCCGGACCTGGTCGCCCTTCGACGAGTTGTTGCCGACCATCACGTCCAAGGCCCGACCGGTCACGTGCTCGTCGAACCCGTCGCCGCCCGGCCGGTACCCGCCAATGTTGGAGATCCCGAACCGCTCGCTGATGATCTTGCGGAGCTGCTCCGCGCCAGCGACCAGTCCGCCGCCCTGGTAGCCAGGGAGCTTCCCGTTGTTGTTCAGGTAGTCGAGTAAGCCGGGGTAAGCGTTCTCGATACGCTCCCGCGAGTCTGCTTTGATGACGTGCTCGCCGCCGTGCACCACACCCGCGATCTGATCGATCGGCATGTTGCCGGTGTAGCCGCCACCGGAGAACTTCGGCAGCTTCGGCATCTTCACATCGATGGGCGTTCCGGGGATATGGAAGCTGAGCCCATCGGCGAACGAGTTCCACTTGTCGGAAATCCAGTTCAGAACCGTGACAAGGCCAAGCTTCAGGCCGTCCCACATGCCCTTGGCCGCGTTGGTGATTGCCCTCGGTAGGCCCTTCACGAAATCAACGACCGCGGTGAACCGATCCCGGATACCCGACCACACCTCGCCGGCCTTGGAGACCAGGGCATCGAAGATCGTCCGGATGACATTCCAGGCCACCTGGAAGGCGACCTTGACCTTTTCCCACGCGGCGGCCAGGAGGTCGGTGAATGCCGCCCAGATCTTGCGGCCGAGTTCGGTCTTGGTGAAGAACAGCACCAGGCCCCCGACGAGAGCCGCCACGGCAGCAACGACGATCCCGATGGGATTGGCGATCAGCGCAGCGTTCCATAGTCGCTGCGCTGCCGTCGCGGTCTTGGTGCCATTCGAGAACAGGCCAACGGCCGCCGTCGCGCCCTGCTGCACACTCGTGAACGCAGTGAACGCACCGTTTACCGTTTCCTGAACCTCGTTGACACCACTCAAAACGTCCTGGACGCGATGGAATGCCCCGTCGACCTTCTCCACCCCAGTCGCAAAGGCCCCGACCGCATTGCCGACGAACGTCTCACCAAGCCGGCCTTGCAGGTTCCGTGCCCGAACGCCGACGTTGTCCAGCGCTTCGGTTACGGGAGCAAAGTTCTGCTCAAGATTGTCAACGAACCCGTTCCCGAGGGCGTCAACCGCCTTGGCGCCAACGGCTTTGAACCCATCGACCTTGATAGCGTTCTTGATCCGCTCAGAGAAGCTGACGCCAAACGCTATCGCCGACTGAGCACCCTGCGTGCCGAGCACGCCCCTTGCAGCCGACAGGTTATCCATCGCACGTGGGAACCGATTCCGTGCCCACTCGCCGATCCGATAGCCGATCGCACCGCCAACCTCTTCGGCGATGATCTGGCCTGCCGACTTGGCGCCAGCTTGACCAGACTTCTTGACGCCATCCGCGACCTGAGCCCCGGCGTCCTCACCCGCCTTGCGCGCCTTGGCGGGGTCGATCTTGATGAGGTCTTCTTGCCCCAGTCGCCCGAAGGCCTTCCCAAAGCTGTCCTTGGCTTGCCTGCCTGCCTGTTCACCGGCCTTGTCCGCGGCCCGCTGATCGACCTTCGGCTCGATGGTGATGCTGATCTGCTTACCGTCGATCTGCTGCTCAATCGCATCAGTCACGCCACGCAGCGAAGGAATGATCTGAAGGGTTGCGTAGCCGATAGTCGTCAAAACATCACCTCCGCAACATGAGTCACGAGTTCGTGTAGGCGCTCTTGCGTCGCATGAACTCTTCTTTGAGTGCCTTCTTGTGCGCGGCCACGGCTGCGGCTGTCATCTCCGCGCGTACCGGGTGATCGAAATCGTCGGACAGCGAACCCTTCTCCGAGTTCGTCCGCACCAACATCACCCACAGATCGGCCAATAGGTCGATGGTGTTCCATCGCGGTTGGCCGGTGAGCGCTTTCACCAGCCTCGACTCCGCGGGCAACTGACGGACCAGTACGCCGAGCCGGCGCACCGACAGCGTGCCGCGGTAGAGGTCGATCAGATCAGTTCCGGGGTAGAACGCCGCCAGGTCTGCCTCTATTTCGTCACCATGCTCGGCGAGCAGGTGCCAGAGGCCGACTAGTTTCCCGTCAGCGCGCCGATCTTCTCGCCCAGTTCGACGTAGTCACGCACCGTCGGTTGGGCGGCAACGAAGATTTCCCACTGATCGGGGCCGAGCAGTGCCTTGGCGACGGACATCTCACGGCGGCGGTCTGCGGCCTTCTGCTCATCCTCGTCTTCACACTTCGGCGCCGGACTGTCCAGAATCTCGATCACGGCTAGTGGCATGTTGTCCCCGAGAGGGATTCGCAGAGTGACACCACACTGCAACTCAATGGTCGCGTACCCGTCAGCTTCGGCCTTACGCGCCTCGGCGGACTTCTTGGGCTTGTGGTCCTGCGGCTTCGGCGCATTGGCCGGGACGCGCTTACTCGGGGCTGCTTTACGGGGTGTGGTGGTCATCGCCGACTCCTTCGATTGGTCCGACTCTCAACAGGTTTGGTGGCCCCAACCCGATCGGGGAGTCGGCCGCCGACCGGGCTGGGGTGTCTCTTGCGTGGCGCTAGGAGACGACGACGGTGCCGCCAGTACCAGCCGCCGACACCGGAGAGATCGGTCCGGTGAACGTCGCCACCAACGGGCCACCGTCCGGGCCTTCCACCGTCACACCCGGCGTCGGCAACGCCTGCACGGACGGCAGCGCCCGTAGCGCCGACTGCAAGGCGGCCTTCGTCTTCGCCGTGATCGACGTGGTGGTGTCCGCGCCAGCGGTCACCGTGTACGCGGTCACACCACCGGGAATCGTGAAGGTCTTCACGACATCATCGGAGGAGCCGTCAACGACCTCGAAGACATCGCTGTCGGCGTTCGCGGTGTGGTGTACCACGCACTCGGCGAAGCTCAGCTCGCCCTCGACGACGCCGCCGTGGCTCTTGACCTCCACTGCGGCCGGCGTCAGCGACACCCACACCGTGGAACGGTCCTCGTCGACGAACCGGTACAGCACGTAGATCTGCACATCCTTCGGGATGCCGATCCGCTTGCCCGTCGAACCGGGCAGCACGAACTTGCGTGTCACCGCGTTGATCTCGAACACGGTGAACCCGCTCTTGAGCTTGCCCTTGCGCAGCTTCACCCGGAAGTTGGGGTGACCGAACGCGTCGTACTCCTTCACCTCGATCGACGGGTCGAGCGGGATGCCCTTCTTGTCGTCGACCAGGCCGGAGTGTTCCCACCCGAGAGCGTCCAGATCATCGTCGGGAGTGGCGGGGATCATCGCGTCGATGTCGGCCACGTCGGCCTTGAGCGCGATCCAGACTTCGGCCTTGTCCGGAATCAGGGTGGCGTCGGGGTTGATGGGCATTGTTTCCCTCCTTCAAGGGCGTGGATGCCCTTGCGGGCCAATGGAAACCCTGCCCAGGATTGGACGGGGTCGAACGTGGGTTACTGCGGTTGCTTGGCGCGGGCGCGGGTCAGCACGGTGAACGAGACGAGGTCGCCGCCGGTCTTCGGGTCACGCGCTTCAAGGAATCCCGCGCCCGGCAACACCGCGGCGATGCCTGGAATCCTGGCCGTCAGCAACCGAGCCATCGCGGCATACGCGTACTTGGGTTCCCGCCCCGACGTCCAGGTGGTGCACCGGATCGTCGGATCTGTCGCCACCGGCCACATGTCCAAGGTGCTGCCGTCGTCAGCGATCACCAGCACAGGGTCGTCGCCGAGCTTCCAATTGGCGGGCAGCTCCAAAGCCACCGTCAGCTCAGGGAATCGGCCGGCGGAGTCCGAGTCGGCCTTGAGCCAGTCCTTGATCAGCCGCGCGACGTCGACCGGTTCGCGGGTCACCGGCCGGCCCTGCGTTGTGCCCGTTGCGCACGCCGCGCAGCCACCCACGCCTCATTCGCATCACCGGAAGCCGCGGCCTCGACGGGTGTGGCCTTCGGCCGCGGCTTGCGGGTCTTCCCGCTGCTGCGCGTCTTCCTCGTCTTGCCGCCGGACTCCCGAGGCTTACGCGGCACAACCTCCAGCCCCACCGCCGCCGCGGCCCGGGTCAGCACCCCATCGACCGCCTGCTCATCTGCCGGCACCGTCACCGATGCGCGCGCACGATCCGTGACGCGCGTCTTCACCACAGCGTTGGGTCCGGCGCCCGCGGCTACCTGCTCCGCAACCGCGACGACGAGCGCCGCGGATATCTCTTTCAGCACCTCGGCTCCGCCGGCAACGTCCAGCTCGAAACTCACCCGTGCCCCCGGGTGCACAGCACTTCCAGGCCGCCGCGGCCGGACATCCGCCAGTCGTTGACGATGATCCGGTACCGCTGACCTCGCACCGTGAGTTCATCGTCGTTGGTCAGGTCGGTCCCCATCCTGAAGTACACGGTGCAGACGACGGTCTCGCCGTCATGGCCCCGCTCGATACGCTCAGTTCCCCCGCCGGGCGCAACACCGATGGCGGTGAGAGTCGACGGAGTCGCGTCGACCAGCTGCCCGTTCTCGTTCCGACCGCCGCCGCGGTGTCGGGTCACCGTCTCGCTCACGGCGACTTCTCCAGCGCATACAGATCTAGGATTGCCCGCTCGACCTCAGTGAACGCCGAACCAGCGGACACACCAGGTACCGGAAACTCAAAGGGGCCCACCACACGCCGCGACGCGATTGACGATGAAGGCGTGAAGTCTTCGCTGATCCTGTCGACCATCGCCAGCACCGCGGCGTTGAAGTCCGGCGCAGCATCGAAGCCGTGCTTCATTGCCACGGTGATGGCGCCCAGGCGGGATGTCCAGCCGCCGTTGCGGTGGTACTCGCGGCCACCGTAGTAGCCGTGGTGGGACAGGTGGTTGATCTTGCGGACCATGCCGGCCGGCGACCATTCCAGCTTGGTCACGTCGAGTTCTATGTCGTTCTCCGTCACGCTGGTCAGTTCGACCAGGCGCAGGGTCGGCAGCTTCAGCAGTACCGAGCCAGGTCCGTCGACGGTTACCGTGTCGACGCGCTCGGGGGTGACGTGCCAGCCGCAGTACGTGCGCGACGCGGCCAGGGCGATGGTGAGCAGTTGCGTCGTCCGGGGGTCATCCACGGTCAGTCGGCCTTGGGTGAAGACGGCGACGTCAGCCGGAGTTGGCTCGCCGTCGTTATCGGGCATTGCCGCCCTTGTTCGCCGCGGTGCGCGCCTTGTTGGCCGGGGCGTCGGCCGCTTTGGTCTCGGGCTCGTGGACCACCGGCTCCGCTTTCGGCTCTGGCGCGCGATGAGCAGGCACATGCAGCCCGTAGCCGCGGGCGTCCTCGTCGGACAGCTGCAAGGTCGTCGGATGACCGTCGACAATGACGTCGTATCGCTTGAGTGACATCGGACCTCCTTGTGGTGCCGAGCTCGGCCGGGGGCTCTCCCCGGCCGAGCTCGAGCTGATCAATGCCACCGATCAGGCAGCGATGTCGACGTTCACGAACGCCTTGGGACGGGTCACCGCGAAGGCAAGCCGCTCCTCGGCGAGGATCGCGACCAGGTTGCGGATGAAGAAATCCGCGTGACTGTCGGTCATCGTCACCGTGGTCTGCTCCCGGTCCCACAGGACCGCCTTCGAGAAGTCGCCGACCAGCGCGTATCCGTCCGGCTGACTCTCCGACTCCACAACCGGCAGACCCCAGATGGTGCGGGGACCGATCGCCTGCGGACCGCCGTAGCGGTAGCGCTCCTCACCGTCCTGCGCCAGGTCGATGAGCTCCGCCGTGGCCGGCGACACGAGGCACGCGTTCGGGTTCACCCGGCCGACCGTGCGGGCCTTCGTGATGCCCTTGCGGATCGACTGGAAAAGGTCCGTCGAAAACGCCTGCGTCTGGATACCCGACCAGTTGTTGATGCCGGTGAAGTTCTCACCAGAGCCGTCGCCGTTGAGGATCTGCGCCTCTTCGGCCTCGGCCACGTCCAGGCGCAGCTCGTCGTTGATCAGCCCTTCGAGCTGAGCCACGTCGGCCAGTGCCCGCTTGGTGGCCGGCACCCACTCAGCGATGGTCTTGACCACCGCGGTCCGGCGCACGAACGCCCACGAGCCCTCGGGCTTGTAGCCGCCCCCGGTCGCCTGGATCAGCGGGCCGCCGTCGGCGTCAGCCTCCGGCGGGGCCGAGCTGGTCGCCTCCGGCACCACCGCAGCAGCGTTGGTGTGCGAGGTCTGCTCGACGTACTCGACGGTGTCTGAGCCGGTGCGGCGCACCGAGACCAGGTCGCGGATCTTGAGCTCCTTGCGGCCCAGCATCTCCACGATGCCGGTCTGCTCGTTGACCACGAACGCACCGGCGCTGGTGTCGGTACCACCGATGAACAGGCCCTTGACGCTGATCGGGTCAGACTGCAACCGCGACTTCTCGGGAATCCGGCCGCCACCGAACGGGGCCATCATCGCCTTGAACTCCGGCGACTCGACGACCTGCAAGCCCAGCGACTTCATCCGCTCACGAACCTGGCGGCTGCCCTGCGCGTCGAGGTCGCCCTTGGCCGAGTCCGGAAGGCCGATCTCGTCAGCCAGGCTCTTGGCCGCGTCGATCACGGCCAGGTCCGCCTTGGCGACCTTGATCTCTTCCAGCTTCTCGCGGCCCTTGGCCAGCGCGTCGTCGTACGCCGCCCGGTCTTCCTGGGACCACTCGCTGGGGTCCTTGTCGCTGTTCTTCTCCAGGATCGCCTTCGCGGCGTCCACGTGGTGCTGACCGGCCTTCTGTAGATCGACCAGCTTCGTTGCCGTCATCGGCATGATGAATCTCCTTCGTAGAGTTACGCGCTCGAACTGATTTCGATTTCGAGCAGATCCAGTGCCGAGGTATCGACGGACGACTCCTGGCTGGCCTCACGGGACTCCGATGCCTCGGAATCCTGGCGAGACGGACCAGTGCCGCTGGCCTTCTCCTCGTCAGATGTGCTGTCGAGAGCCGCCAACACGCGGCCAATGGCCTCGTGCGCCTGCTTCAGCTCACTCTCGTTCTTGGCCGACAGCACCCGGCCAGCCTTGATGTCCTGCGCGATCCGCTCAGCCACCGTGGGCATCTGCTTGACCGCCAGAATCTCGGTCTCCTGATTTGCGCCGATCGTCACGACGCTCACCTCGTAGAGCTTCAGCTGTCGAAGCTCGTAGAACCGCTCGGTCTCTGGGTCGTCGTCATCCTCGGTGCCGTCCTTGGCCCGCGAGGCCGGACCGCCCTCGATCACGTCGTAGGCGAACGACATCTGGTTAATGCGCCGGCCCTTGAGCAACCGGTAAACCTGGGCGCCCTTCGGGTTCTCCCGGTCGAGTTCCGCGGTCACCAGCAGCCCGGTGTCGTCTTCCTTCGCGTCGATGACGTGCCCGATGTTGAAATCGGGATCGGACATGTTGTGGCCGAACAACAAGGGGATCGGGTTGCCCGACTTCTCCCATCGCTCAAGGTCTTTGGCGAACGCGCCCTTGACCACCACGTCGCCGTAGGAATCGATGTTGCCGAAAACCGACGCGTATGCGGAGAACTGGCCCTCAGCCAGCCCGTCGTCCGGACCGACCTTGAGCTTGATAGTCGCGTTCTTGGTGAGCATCAGTCCTCCTGCTCGTCTTCGTCGCCGGCTGGCGGCTTGTTCGTCGGAGTCATGGCCGGCGCCGGACCGCCCTCGGCCGGGATCGGTTCCTGGTCACCGTTCTGCGTGACATTCAGCGGCCGGATCAACTCGTCGCCGTCGTCGACCGGCGGCAGATTGGCCAGCGCGCGGCCCTCGTTGATGGTTCGCCACGGTCCACCAACCGACTGAGTGATTGCCGCGTCACGCTGCTGGACGTTGCCGGTCAGCTTCTCCATCAGGTTGAACTCGACGTAGAAGGCGGCGGCCTTCACCGGCTCGAACTCCGGGATCAGCTGTAGCTTGATCTCGTCCTGGATCATCGTCAGCCAGGGCCCGAGCGTGTCCTGGTACAGCATCTGGTGCTGCTCTTCGATGTTCGAGAACGTCGCGTGATCCAAGATCCCGATCATCGGCGGCGGAATGAAGTACGACCGCGCGACCTCTTCATCGGTGAGCTTGCGCCCCTCGATGTACTGCAACTCCTTCGCGTTCTGCGCGGCAGGCACGAACGTCATGCCATCCTCGAGGAGCGGTGTGCCGCCGCCTTGCGCGGCCAGCGCGCCGGCGTACTGGGCCTGCCAGTCCCTCTTGAACCGCTCCCTCGCATCATCGGACCACTTCGTGGCCGGCGGTCGCGTGATGTAGCCGGACAGGCGAGCGCCGTTGCGCATGATCTGCTCGCGCATCTCCGAGGCCGTCCAGTCCTCGCGCAACACCTGCCGCAGCGACTCCAGCGGCGATACCCCGACGTCGTCGATCCCGCCAAAGCCCCGGAGGTACAACACCTCGTCGGCCGGGATCATCTTCGATCCCTTCGCCCCCCGGAACTCGAAAACCTCCGGAGTCAGCCAGTTATCGCCCTTCGGCGTGATCAACGGCGCCGGCAGGTGAATCAACTGGCGGCCGCCGTCGTTGGTCTTGACCTTCCACCAGTAGGCGTTGTCATAGATCGCGAAGTCGTGCACCAGCGCGTTCAGGAACCGATACCGCGTCGTGAACGAATTCGGCCGGCCCAACAGCTTCGCCAGCGGATGATCGGTCAGCCGGCGCCGGTCGGTGTCACCCTTCCGCTCGAACATGTGTAGGCCCAGCTGCGCAATATTGCGCGCCAGGAACGACACCGTGCGCCGCACCGACGGCTGACGCCGCCACAGCTCGAAATACTCCATGGCCACCCACGGCGACAACTCGATCCGCCCGGAAGGCCGGCCCGGATTAGGCCGCGACAGGCCTTGCACCGCGCCTTGGGAGACGACGAAACCCATGTCACCGCCTCTCAGAGCAGCTGTGTGTAGTCGACATTCGCCCGATCGATCCGAACCTCACCGTCAGCCGGCACCGCGCCCTCGACGCCGGCCTCGTGCACCAGCGCGCCGCGCACGATCATGTGATCGCGCCCGTCATAGGTGCACACGCCTTCAATTGCGTTGCCGCTGCGCAGGTTCACCATCACCTTGCGACCCACAGCACGGTGTCGTCTCATACGACCATCAGCCCCTCGTCCTCGTAGGCACTCGTGCCTTCGGCCTCCCGCGCCGCCAGCGCCCGGGCCAGCCCCATGATCAGGGCCACGACACCGTCGATCTTGTCGCCAGCATTTGCCTTGTCCGGCTTCACGTTTCCCGCCGGGTCCATCGCCACCGCGAAGTTGTCCACCATCCACCGCAGCAGCGGATTGCCGCCGTGCCGAATCATCGGCTTCACCGGTACGCCGCCGTCATCCACCTTGGCGCCAAGCTTGATCAGGCGTTGCAGATCCTTCGTCGGCGCCGACATGCTGGCGAAGCCCTGGCCCATCGTGATCATTGGCGCACCATCGTTGGTCAGGTTGTTGACCAATTGGCTCGCGTTCCACCGGTCGTAGGCGACCTCGGTGACCAGGAACTCGTCGCGGTCCTGCTTGATCTGCGCCTCGATGAAGTCGTAATCGGTCACATCGCCCGGCGTCGTCGTCAACCAGCCCTGCTTCACCCAGCCCGACGCCGCGTTAGCCGTCCGCGAGTCCAGATCCGGCAAGCTGTCCTCCGGCGCCCAGCACCGCAGCAGCACGTCGAACGCGCCATCATCGGCCGGGAACACCCACGCCAGCGCGGTGAGGTCCGACGTCGAACCCAAGTCCAGACCGCCGAAACACTCTCTGCCCTTCAGCCGCAGCGGATCGACCATCGCCGCGTTGATGTCCCACTTGTCGACATCCAGGTAACGGGTCTGCTGCTTGGTCCGAATCCCCAAGTGCAGTCGCAGAAACGAGGCCAGCTCGGCCGGCGAGTCCTTGGCCTTCTCCGCGGCCTCAACCATGTACCGCTTCGTCGGGCTCACCCCATAGCCGGGATTGGCCTTCGCCCACGTCGCCTCGGCGAACGGGTCATCGCCCTTCACCAACTTGCCCTCGTGATACTCGGGCTTCTCCGCGGCGAACACCACGCCGTACGTCGTTGGCCGCTCGAGCACCCCGCGGGCCAGCTTCTCGATCAGCTGCCTCTTGTCGTCGTACGGCGTGTGCCGGCGTCCCGCGTCCGCCGTCGTGATGTAGATGATCAGCGGCTGTTCACGAGACCCGGTGCCCGTCTCCAGCGCCTCGATCAGCGCCATGTCCTTGTGCAGGTGCAGTTCGTCGACGATCGCGCCGTGGATGTCCGCGCCGTGCTGGGCATCACCGGCGTTGGCGATCGGCTGGAAGTAGCTCCCGCTGGCCGCGTGGGTGATCCGATGCTTCAGCGCTCGCAGGTGCCGCTTCAGCCCCGGCGACTTGTTCACAATCTGCCGGATCGGCTCGAACACGAACCCGGCCTGGCCCATCGTCGTAGCCGCCGCGACCACCTGGGCGCCGTGCTCGCCGTCGGCCGCGGTCAGGTAGATCCCGAACCCCGCCGCCGTCGTCGTCTTGCCGTTCTTACGCGGCATATCGAAATACGCGATCGTGATGATCCGCACCAATTCGCCCGAGTCCGGCGACGGATGCACCCAGCCGGCCACCGGCGCGATCAGGTACGCGACCTGCCACACGTCCGGGTCGAACCGCTGGCCGGCGAACCGGCCCTTTGTGTGCCGCAGCTGCCGGAACGCCGCGATCAACCGGTCAACGCGCTGGGGGTCGAACCGCGCACCCGGAACCCCGCGCGGCTCCGGCGTCTTGATCAGCGGCGGGCAATCCGGCACCGCATAGCCGCGGTTCTTCAGATACCAGGCGACCTCGGGGCTGATCTTCAGCGCCTCTAAATCGGCGCCTGACCAGCCATTATCGTCGCCGTCAGTCGTCGCCGACGGCACCCGCGAACGGGTTTGCCTCGTGCTCGCCACGGTCGTCGTCCCGCTTCGACACGTTCCGCTCGCCAGCGGGCGTCAACCCGAAGTCATTGGCGTACTGCCGCAGCCGCGTCTCAGCCTGCTCGGCGATCGCCACCGCCGGATTCTTCGTAAACCACGTCGACTCGGTCCCGTCTTTCTTGACCGAGGTGTTCCGCACCACCAGGCCGTTCTTCGCCACGTCGCGCGTTGCCGCCACCCACCGCGACCAGACCTCGCAGTACGCCGCGAGCGTCGCCCGATCCTCCGGTTTCACCAGGTCCAGGCGCGTCAGGCCCGGTACCACGCGTTTCCACTCGGCCTTGGCCTCACGTGACAGCCAGGTTGGCGGGTTCGGCGCCAGTCGCTTGAACAGCGGCGCCTTCGCCACCGGCCGGCCCGCGCTGTCCTGGCCCTCCTTGCGACCATTCAGCAGCAGCAGCGTCGCAGGCTGCTGAGCAGGCACTATGCGTCCCGACCATGCATAAAGGGCGGAAGATTATGCATCACGCACCCCCCTTTTGTTTGCTGGCGTCGGGCGAAAGTTTGCTGGGGATACCCCCCATGTGCAGATGTTGTGCAGAAAAACGCGAACCCACCGGCCCGCGGGGCATAACCGCAGGTCAGAGCGATATTTACCCCCCTACCGACGTTTTCGCAGGTCAGAGGGTCGGGCTGCTGCCGGGCGCCGGGTTTGCTGATGTTTGCTGGCGGGACGGCGATGTTTGCTGGCGTTTGCTGGGCGACGGCCGTTGTTGCATGGATATGCATGAATCATGCATGGATTGCGTTGGGGCAGTGGGGTTTACCGGCGTCGGCGCTTGCCGCGCAGTGCGTCGGCGGTGGTCTTGCGTGTGTGGTGTGGTTCGCACAGGGATTGCATGTTGTCGTGGTCGTAGCGGTCGCCGCCCTCGGCGAGGGGCACGACGTGGTCGACGTGGTCGGCCAGGCGTGGGCAGCCGGGCCATTCGCACATGGGGTGGGCGCGTCGGTATGCGGCCATGGCGCTGGCCATGCGGCGGTCGTCGTGTCCGCCGGGGTGGGTGCTGCCTTCCCATGCGGGGGTGCAGGTGCAGCGGCGTCCGCGGGGTGCTGGTTTGCCGCAGCGGGCGCATGCGCGGGGCGGTGCGCTAGGCATGGGCGTGGCCTGCGTTGGGGGTGGATTTTGGGCTTGGGGCACACTTCTGCCCGCCTGAATCGGAAGGATAGCAGGTCAGCGCGTCAGAAATGGGTTGCGGTGTCATGCGCGTGCCTTTTCCGCGTGCTCGGAGGTTGTCGTCTCGGCGGCGGAGTTTGCGTGCTCGGTCGAGGCTGTAGACGGGTTCGGCCGCGGGGTTGAGTCGGAATTCGGTGATTGTGCCGTCGTGGAGCCAGCCGGTGGGTCGGAGTCGGCGGGCGGTGATCCATCGGTCGAGTTGGTTGGGGTTGACGGGCTCGTCGATGTTGGTGAGTAGGTCGAGGAGGTCGTGGCGGGTGTGGTGGTCGCGGGCTTGGGCGGTGGCTAGGCGGGTGCGTTCGACGTCGATTTCTTGTTGGCAGGCGGGGCAGGTGACGGTGCGGTCGTAGGTGTCGGCGAAGAGGACGTGGCCGCATTGGCGGGGGTGGCCGTGGTGGTCGCGGCCGGTGATGGTGGGGCACGGGCCGACTAGGTGGTGCTCGATTGGGTTGATGGCGCGGACGAGTTGTCCGCCCTTTTGGTCGGAGCCGACGAGCTTGTCGATCTCGTCGTAGAGCTGGCCGGCGATGTTGAGGCGGGCGATGGCTGCGGCGTTGAGTTGCAGCCATCGGGCGAGGTCCGCTGTGGCGACGGTGTCGAGTACGGGTGGTTTGCGGCCGGTGTGGCGCTCGGCGATGGTTTCGACCCAGCGGCGTAGCTGTTTCCGGATGTTGCGTGCTGTTTCTGCCGCTTCGAAGTCGATGACCGATAGCTCGTCTGGGAGTCTGGTGCGGCCGATCGTGCCGTGTGGGATGCGGTCAAGTTTCTGCATTCGTGCGTCGAGTTCGTTGAGCAGCCAAGGTATCTGGCTGAGCATGTCGCGGAGGACGTCGGTGCAGTCGTCGCAGAGGTAGGTCTGGGTGGGGCGTTTGCAGTGCTGGCAGGTGGTCATGTGGTGGTCACCTCGGGCCAGTCGATGACGTCGGCGCCGAGCTGGTGGCGCGGCTTGGGGGTAAAGGGCATGGGGTCGCCGAGGTGGTAAGCGCCGAGGGCTGCGAGCACCGCGGCGTCGGCGATGTCGTGGTTGCGGATGGTGGTGTTGGGCCACCAGGTGCGGACGGTGGCCAGGACGTCGGTTTTGGTGGCTCTGCCGCTTCCTGTGGCCCATTTGGCGCGGGTGCCTGGTGCGACTACTGCGGTGGGGATGCGTTTGGCGCGTAGGGCGCTGTAGAGGCCCCACCAGAGGCCGGCGCGGTCGTGGTTGGAGGGGAGGTTTTGGCCGTAGGCGGGGCCCTCGATGACGGCCAGGTCGGGTCGGAGCGGCTGTGTGGTGATGGCGGTGGCGATGATGGCGCGGGCCTGGGAGACGATGCGGTCGCTGCGGTTGTCGTAGCTGGCGCCGTCGCGGCCGGGGTGGCCGATGGCGTCGAGGTAGACGGGTTGGCCGGCAGCGAGGATGGCGATGCCGCAGTTGGTGAGGCTGGGGTCGATACCGGCAACGATCACTGGCGTGCATCCCATCCGGCCGAGAATCCCCACGCGCCCGTGACCAGTCCCCACATGATCGTGGTGGCCCAGATCCACCAGGGCGCGTGGGTGTGCGTCAGTGCCGCGTAGAGCGCGATGGTGCCGGCGAATTGGCTTGCGCGGAGGATCTTCGTCGGCTTGGTCACTGGGCTTCGACCTTGATCAGTCGGGAGACCGCGCAGGCGAACGTCTCGGCGAACCTGGTCAGTGCGTCGCTTCGATCGTCGGGCAGCTGGTCGTCGGGGTCGACAAGGGCGTGGACCGCGCGGACTAGCGACATGAACGGAAGGGTTTCGTCGGGGCCGTCGAGCATTGCGCGGTACTCGCGGATCGCGATGTCGAGGGAGCCTTCGGATTGTGCCCTGAACTGGTCAATTTGGTCTACGGCGGCAATGAATTCGGATTCGGTGGTCATGCGGTGTGGCCTTTCGTGAGTGCGGCGCGGCAGGCTGCGATTCCGCGGCGTGCTGCTGGGGCGTGGTCGATGTGATCGCAGACGGTGCCGTGCCGGTAGCCGTCGGGGTCGCAGAGCCGGCAGGCGGCCCGGGCCCGGGCCGCGGCTTCGTGCTCGGCGTGCCGGGCCGCCAGTTCGGCGTCGCGTTGCGCCTGGGCGAGCTCGGCGGCTGCTTGGGCGGCGGTGGTGGGGTCGTCGCGTTCGTCGTCGGGCGTGCCGTACCGGTCAGGCATCTCAGCTCACCTCCTGCTCGATCTCCTCGGGGGTGACGTAGCGCCAGGGCCCGTAGGTGACGGTGCGGGTGATGATCCGGGCGCCGTCCTGGAAGACGGGCAGGTCTTCGATTGGGCCGGCCATCTCGGTGTCGTTGCAGCGCGCGCAGTCGCCGGGTGTGGCTTCGATGGCGTACTCGGTATCGGTCCAGCCGTCATCGTTGCTGCCGCCGATGGCCCATGCCGGGTTGACGTCGTGCTGGGCGTTGATGGCCTGGGCGTGGGCGTAGGCGTCCGGGTTGTCGTAGTCGTCGGGGTTGCGGGACAGTTCAGGCATTGGTGGTCTCCCAGTCGTGGTTGGGGCAGCGGGTGACCGCGCTGTCGCCGTCTTCGTCTTCACGCTCGATCAGGCCGCGTTCGTCGCAGTCGCCACAGGCACGAACCTCGGCCCAGAAGTCAGCGCGACGTTTGGCGGTGAGGTCGGCGGGGTTGGGCTGCGCGGCGTCCCACGCCTTCCGCCGTTCGCGTGCGTCGCCGCAGGCGGGGCACGGGCGGTCGGTTCCGCCGGGATGCTTGGGGCAGAAGCGGGGCGGGGGGGTGGTCGGGTCGAGCCCGCCGCGCTGGTGACCTTCCGTACTTACGTAACCCTCTAAAGGTGCTGGTGTAGAGGTGCTGGTGTAGGTGCTGGGGATCGGGACCGAATCGGCATACCCAATCGATTCACTGTTCTGGACCGCATGCGTATTACTGATCTGGACCGGATCGGGATTACTGATCTGATTAGTGATCTGGACCGATTGACCATTGGCTATCGGCACCGGAATCTGATCGGTGTACGGCACCTCAGCCGAACCGTCCTTGCCCATGATCTTCGACAACGCCGGGCCGACGTCCTTGTGGCTCCACGACGAGTATTCGGGGTGCTCGTCGCGGACCCGGCGGATCTCGTCGACCACCGCGGCGCGCAGCATCTTCGACGCGATGCCGCTGTAGGCCTTGATGACCGCGGCGGCCATCTTCGGGTTGCGGAGAAGTTCGTCACGACGGATGTACGACCGTGCCAGCACCTCCTCGGTGTTGAGGTCGAAGAGGCAGTAGCGGCCGACCTCGAGGTGGTGTGCGGCGGTGAGGATGCGCGGCAGGGGCAGGTCTGGTGCCTTGGTGGTGAGCTTCTTTGGGAGCCACCGTGCGACGCCGCAGTAGCTGAGGTCGTCGAGGGTGAGGACGACGCGGGTGTAGAACCCTTGGGCGTCGAAGGGCAGCGACTCGAAGTCGTCGTCGCTGTTGATGTCGAGCCAGAGTCGGGCGTGTTCGCGTGCCACGGTGTGGGCCTCCTAGGTGTTGCAGTCGGCGCACCCGTGGCCGTCGCACACGGGGCAGGTGTCGGGTTGGTAGGTGGTGCAGCCGCACGGGCAGGTGCCGCCGTGGAAGTGGCCGCACAGGCACAGGATCGGGTGGGCCATCAGTCCGGCCACCTCCCGACGTACACGAGGGGCTGGTACGGATCGCCATCACCCCAACGGGCCGGGAACAGTTCGAAGATGAACATGCGGCCGTCGCGGCGGCGGTGGACGGTCGCGAATCCTGCCGGTGTCACGGTCATTGAATCCAGGGATGGCCAATGGACCTGTTCGTCGCGCAGGGCCACAGCGACGTCGTCGGCGTGGAAGATCACGACGGCCGGGGAGTCGTCACGTCCGTCGCCGATCGGGATACCCCAGGCGGTGCCGGCTTCCATGTCGATGGTTACCTCGTCGAGCGGCATCAGCTCACCGCCTTGAGCTGGTCGAGGATGCTGGCCGGTGGCGTCCACAGGCCGAGCTGGCCGCGGCACCGCGGCTGCTCACTAATCGGGATGGGGCGCGGGTTGGCCAGCACCAGGTGCTGGACATCCCACGGTTCGGCCCACTCGCTGCAGCAGTAGCTGTCCGTCGAGCGGTAGCAAGCGGTGCTGTCGTGCACATCGACCAGGTCCACCACGCCGAGGATCACCCCGTAGTCGAATATCCGCGGCGCGGTGACCCATTCGGGTGCGCGCATCGGCAGGCGGGCCAGCGCCTCCCGGTCGGGCTTCAGCGCGGCGTGGATGGCCAGCGGGCCGCGGTACTTGCCCGCGATGTTGCGAGTCCGGTTCTCAACATCCTTGCCCTGGTGGATGATCTGCCATGCCCACGGCTGGCGGACGGTGATAGCGCGCATCAGCTGACCGCCTCGGGGTATTGGTCCCAGGTGCGGCCGTCGAGCTGGCGGCCGGCAGCCTTCTTACCGACCCGGTACAGGAACGTCGGACGGTGGTGCGGGAAGTCGGCCAGCTGGGCTTCCCCGCGGCGTGGACCATCTGGCCAGTCCAGATCACCGGCCCGGTACTCACCACCGTCGTCGGCCATGACGAGCTGGTCGACACGGCGAAGCTCAGGACCGTAGTAGTAGGGCGACCATTCGCCCCACTGCTTGAACAGGAACGGCACACCCGCGTCCGTGCATTGGTCGCGCAGTGAGCGCGCCCAGTCCGGGTGCATGGGTCGGGCGCGGTGGCCCGACTCGCCGCCCACCACCACCCAATCGAGTCGTGGCGCCAGCTCCAGCGGACGCATCATCAGCGATCCGCCATTCGGTGTCGGCTCAGGTTCGGGCTCGCCCCAACGGGGTTGACCATGAGTCCAATACGGATGCAGGCCGATCGGGCCGAGTAGTGGTTCCGCGCTGATCCACCGCACCGCGGCCGGGGTGTCGAGTAGCGCGGGGATGCGGATGTCGGCCCACTGCTGGTTCTCCGTGCTGACGCCCAGCCAGACGTTCGGCAGTGGCCAGGGCAGATCATCGGCGAGCGTCCAGTCGGCGCGTTTGGCGTTGTTGCGCAGGTTGTGCGCGACGTTGCGCACCATGGCCTCAAAGTCGAGTCCGGGCGCGAGACGCTTCGCCGTGAGCAGTGAGTGCATCCGGCCGTGCCGCTTGGTGAGCACCTGGAAGGTGTGCCGCGGCGCTAGCGCCATGACGGCCCACACCTGGGCGATGTACTCGTCCGGCACGTCGTCGTGGAACAGGTCGGACATCGAGTTGACGAAGATCCGGCGGGGCCGGCGCCACCGCAACGGCAGGTCCAGCTTGTCGGGCCGCAGCTGCACGTCGAACCCGCGCTCGAAGTAGTGACCAGGCGTGCCGCGGAATCGTTCCGCGAAAGTCTTGGCGTAGCAGCGATCACAACCCGGCGACACCTCAGTGCAGCCGGTAACCGGATTCCAGGTGTCGTCGGCCCACTCGATCTTGGTGCGAGCGCTCACTGGCCACCTCGTTGCATGTCGGCGGCGTCTCGCAGTTCGACGCGGGCGCCTGCCGCGAAAGGGCTGTTGAAGTGTGTTTTGCCGTGGGGCAGGCCCCGACGGATCAGCTCATGCAGGCGGGCAAGCTCAGCAACCAGATCGGCGTAGCTGCGTTCAGCACACCCTTCATGCACCCAGCCGCCGCCACCGCAGTGTTCGCACTCGTCATACGCGCCGAGCGCGGTGCCTGGACCGCAACCTGAACCGTGGCATTCAGTGCACCTCGTGTTCGCCAGCGTCTCACCGCAGGACTCGCATAGGTGCGGGCACTCCTGGTGGTCTCGCGCCTCGGCGAACGCGGCTTCGATCGGTTCCACGATGCCGTCGAGTTCGGCTGCGGGTTCGGTGATTCCGTCGCCGAAGCCGAGTCGGGCTGTGAAGGCGTGGTGCGCGGTGCGCAGCTGGTCGCGTTCGGCGTCGAGGCGGTTGTTCTCGTCCAGCATTTCGCTGATCGTCGCCTGGGCTCGTGCGAGTTCAGCCTCGGCGGCCTCGGCGCGCTGCTGCCAGTGGTTGCGTTCCTGGGTGAATACCGAAGTGAAATCAGGCATTGGCCACCTCGAATAGCTCCAGTTGCCCCACCGGCTCGGCATCGAAGCCGAGGATTCGGCGCAGGCAATCCCGTTCCTGGTCGATGAGATCCATTGCGATCGCTAGGTGCTCGGCGTCTTCAGCGTCGCTCGGGTGGTAGTGGTCACGCTGTAAAAAGTCCTGGTGCGGTTCCCGGCTCTGGCAGTGGCACCACAGTTCGGTCCGCCAGTGCTCGTCGAGGCGCGCTTTGTCGATGGCCTTGAGTTCTGCCAGCAGGTCGGCCGGGATCGTGGTGCGGAATCGGCGGATCTCCGCCCGGGTGACGGTGACCCGGACATCACCGAGTAGTGGGCCGCCGGTGATCTTGTTGGCGCGGGTCTCGAAGCTGGTCAGCCAGTCGGGGCCATCGTCGAGGTGTCGGGTGCCGCCGTGCATTGTGGCCATGTAGTGGTCGAGGCCCGCGTCATCGATGAGCGCGCGGGTGATCGAGAGCCCGACGGCCCACAGCAGCCAGCGTTGATCGGTGGTCAGCACAGGCCGTTCCGTTCGAGGATGGCGGCAACGACGGCCGCGCAAGCCTTCTCACCGGACACCTTGAGGTCGCCCATCGTGTCCGTGACGGTGAACCGCTTGGCGTCGACAGTGCTCAGGTGATTGCGAATCTCCTTGAACGCCTGTGCCTGCCGGTCGACCAGGCTGGCTACCCGCGGCATGGTGACCTCGGGGCTCTCGCCCATGGGCTCGTCGCCGTCGTCTGTCGCGTTCACCGGGTCACGCTCGCGGCGGTGATGTCCTCGCCGACCACCTCGCGGCAGCGCGGGCAGATGAATCGGTCGTTGGCCGGGTGCGCGGTGCGGGTCAGCGCGGTTTGCGGGCAGATGGCGCATTGGCTGATGTAGCCGAGCACATCCGGGTCTGTGGCCATCACGCCTCCCGGCGGGTGATGGCGAACGACTTCAGCAAGTCACGAGCCTCGGCGCGGCGGCGGCGCTGGTATGGCTCTTCGCATTCGTCCCAGTCCAGGGCGAAAACGGAGCCGCTGACTATGCGGGACAGGTGCAGTGCCTTGGCCAACTCCTCAATCTGGGCATCCAGCTCGGCCAGATCGGCCTTGGCGGCCACCGCGGCGTCGAGCTGGTCCGCTATGTCCCGAAGCTCCTTCGGGCACCAGTCGGCCAGCGCAGGGTCGAGAATGCGGCACTGTTCCATCGATAGATCCACCAGCAGGGTCGCGGACTCACGTAGCCGCTCCTGCCTCGACCGGTTCGCCAGGTAGTGAGCGATCGCGGCGCGGGTCGTGGCGATGTTCCGTTCGCGGTCAACGCGGTCTAGCTCCTTCCAGCGGTAGCCGTCGGAGAATCCCCCCGTCACCATCCCGA